AGATCCAAAACTCACACAGGAAAACAAAATGATGATATTATCAGATAATATCCTCACAATGGTTGTTCCAAACCCCAAACTACTCAGCGAATACCTAGTTAAATTATCTGATTGATGCCCAAGTTCTACACAAACGTCCAGATGTATGGAAACGACATCCTTCTCAGAGGTTTTGAGAATGGAGAGCGTTTCACCGTCCGTGAAAAGTTCAACCCCACATTGTATGTTTCGACCAAGAAAAAAACCAAATGGGTCACCCTCGGCGGAGAACCTGTAACTCCCATGAAACCCGGCACCATCCGGGAGACACGGGACTTTTTTAAGAAGTATGACAATGTAGACAACTTTAATGTCTATGGTAATGAGAGATTCATCTTTCAATTCATCTCAGACAACTACCAAGGTAAGATTGACTTCGACACAAGTAAACTCAAAATCATCACTGTTGATATTGAGGTTGAGTCAGAGCACGGGTTCCCAGACCCAGAGTCAGTTGCTGAGGAGATGCTTCTCATTACTGTCCAGGATTATCAGACAAAGGAGATGATCACTTGGGGTCAAACTAAGCACGGTGAGTTTGAGAACAAACAAGAAAACGTCACATACATACCGTGTGCTGATGAGTATGAATTACTAAGCAGATTCATTGCCTGGTGGAGTGCTGACTATCCAGATGTTGTTACTGGTTGGAACAGTGAGTACTATGATATGCCCTACATCTGTGGTCGTATCAACCGCCTAATGGGCGAGAAGCATATGAGAACGTTATCCCCGTGGACCCTTGTTGTTAAAGAAGAACAGTTTATTAAAGGACAACCTAGGGTGGTGTATAGCGTTGCTGGAATTAGTCAGTTGGACTATCTTAATCTCTATCAGAAATTCACTTACACTAACCAAGAGTCGTATCGTCTGGACCATATCGCGAATGTGGAACTCGGTCAGAAGAAGTTAGACCACTCTGAGTTTGAGACCTTCAAAGACTTCTACAGCAAAGGTTGGCAGAAGTTTGTCGAATACAACATCATTGACGTGGAGTTGGTCGATAGGATGGAGGACAAGATGAAACTCATTGACCTCGCTATCACTATGGCATACGAGGCAAAGGTAAACTATAACGATGTTTTCTATCAGGTAAGGATGTGGGACACCATCATCTACAACTACTTGAGAGATAAAAATGTTGTCATCCCACGCAAAGTCCCTGTGGATAAGAGTGAGAAGTTTGCTGGTGCCTATGTTAAAGAACCAAAACCAGGTAAGTATGACTATGTTGTGAGTTTTGACCTTAACTCACTATACCCTCACCTCATTATGCAGTATGCTATCTCTCCAGAGACTCTAGTTACAGCAACAGATTTGAGTGATGAGATTGAAAAACTTGAGGGTAATGTATCTCGTGACCAAGATCGATATGAAAACTTAATAAAGGCACGGGAAATATCTGCTAAAATAGATGTGGATAAAGTATTGAATGAGGAGATTGATCTCTCACCATTCAAAGCACTGGACCTCACCATCGCTGCTAACGGAGCAATGTATCGTAGAGTCCAGGGCATCCTTCCACAACTGATGTCTACAATGTATGACGAACGCAAACTCTATAAAAAAGAGATGCTCAAGTCTAAACAAGAATTGGTAGACATTGAATCTGAAATGAAAAAGCGAGGTATCCTATGAGTCATCAAAAGTTTAAGAAGTATGGTGGACTTGTCCGCTATGACCACAAAAACAAACTCATCTTTCAAACTAGAGAGTTGAATCCACCATCCTCCAATGCTCGGTTTCGTGATAAACTGAGGAGCGAACATCCAGATTACAAAGTGGTGGCACCAAAATGAGTTTCGCAGAAATCACTCCCCAAACATATATTGATATGAATAAGGAGTTCGTAGAGGAGGGATATCCCTTTGAGATTGCTGTCCCTACTCAGGAAGCAATTGACAAGTGGATGTCTACACCATCTGTTCACCACGACCCCCCACCACAGGTTGATATGGTGCAACAGATGTGGGATGCTATTGGAGGACGACCTAATGAGTGATGATAGGATGAGTATATCTGGTTTAGACTTATCTAAACTGACTGATGCTCAACTCACTCGTCTTCGTCAGAAGACTGTAAAGGACATCTCGAAGTATAACAACTTCCAGATGGCGAAGAAGATTTCGCTCAACTCTGCCTATGGTGCTATTGGTAATAACTACTTTCGTTATTTCAAACTAGCGAATGCTGAGGCAATCACACTCTCTGGTCAGACATCAATCCGTTGGATTGAGAACTGTATCAATAGGTTTATGAATAAGACTCTAGGTACTGAGGATGTTGACTATGTAATCGCATCTGATACAGACTCTATCTACCTCCACGTCGGTCCTCTAGTGGATAAAGTATTCACTGACCCCAATACACCCAAAGAGAAGATTGTAAACGCTCTGGATGCCTTTTGTCAGGCAAAGATAGAACCATTCATTGACAAGTCATATCACGACCTGGCAGCGTATGTGAATGCCTATGAGCAGAAGATGCAGATGAAGCGAGAGAACATCGCTGACCGTGGCATCTGGACTGCTAAGAAGCGTTACATTCTAAATGTATGGGACAGTGAAGGTGTCCGATATGATGAGGCAAAACTCAAGATGATGGGCATTGAGGCAGTCAAGTCATCTACTCCTGCTCCGTGTAGGGGGATGATTAAGTCTGCTCTCAAGATGATGATGGAAGGCACCGAGGATGATGTCATTGAGTTCATTGCTAAGTGTAGGAAAGACTTCTATAACCTCCCACCAGAAGAAGTTTCATTCCCTCGTAGTGTAAGTGATGTTGGTAAATATCACTCATACTCTAGTATCTACGCCAAGGGAACTCCTATCCACTCTCGTGGAGCACTTCTATTCAATCACTACATCAAAAAAGCAGGTCTAGATAGAAAGTATTCACTCATTGGTAATGGTGAGAAGATCAAGTTTTGTTACTTGAAAGTCCCCAATACCATTGGTGAGAATGTAATCTCATTCATCTCAGACTTCCCACGAGAGTTGGGTATTGAGAAGTATGTTGATTACGATCTTCAATTTCAAAAGAGTTTCCTTGACCCACTGAAAACCATTCTGGAATCTGTTGGGTGGAGTTCTGAAAAAACAATTTCCCTTGAATCTTTCTTCACATGACAACACCAGAATACAAAGAGGCAATGGACCTCTTCATCCAATCAGTTCTAAAACCAGACCATGAGTTGAGAACGATTGCCAAAGAACAAAAATGTCTTGCCGAGTTATTACAAATTCGTGAGGACGTGATAAAATACTTACAAACGATTGATTAATTATGGATTTTCTAAAGGACATTGTAAATGAAATTGGTGGTGACTACACAAAAATTGCAGCAGACATCGATGAGACGGAATCCTACGTGGACACTGGTAGTCTCATCTTTAACGCTCTTGTATCTGGGTCTCTCAGCGGTGGTGTTTCTGCTAATAAAATTACTGCCATTGCTGGGGAAAGCAGTACTGGAAAAACTTTCTTTTCACTCGCAGTCGTTAAGAACTTCCTGGATACTAATCCCGATGCATATTGCCTTTATTTTGATACTGAAGCAGCAATCAATAAGGGAATGCTGGCATCGCGTGGCATTGACCTCAATCGATTGGTTGTCGTCAATGTCGTAACTATAGAGGAGTTCAGGACAAAGGCACTCAAAGCAGTTGATATATACCTGAAGAAAGAAGAAGGATCTCGCAAACCCTGTATGTTTGTGTTAGACTCCTTAGGTATGCTCTCCACAAACAAGGAGATCGAAGATACGCTCAATGATAAGATGGTCAGAGATATGACCAAGTCACAACTTATCAAGGGCACATTCAGAATGCTTACCCTCAAGTTGGGTCAAGCAAACATTCCACTCATCGTCACCAACCACACCTATGATGTTATCGGCGCCTATGTACCTACAAAAGAAATGGGAGGAGGCAGTGGCCTCAAGTACGCTGCTAGTACTATCATCCATCTTAGCAAGAAGAAAGAGAAGGATGGAAAAGAAATCATCGGAAATATTATCAAAGCAAAGGTTGCTAAGTCTCGTCTGAGTAAAGAGAATCAGCAGGTAGAGATTCGTCTCTACTATGATGAGAGAGGTCTGGACCGATACTATGGTCTCCTAGAACTAGGAGAAGTCGGTGGTCTGTGGAAGAATGTTGCCGGTCGTTACGATATGGGTGACGGCAAAAAGGTCTACGCTAAAGCAATCCTCAAAGACCCTGAGTCTTATTTTACTGAGGAAATTATGGAAAAACTGGAGGTGATCGCTAATGGAACTTACTCATACGGAGCATAGAATGAAGAGTCTTACTGAGCAAGATGTATGCCCTCTAAGGCATATTGTTATTGAAGAGAAGAAGGAAGTGTGGTTTGTTGGATCGTTTCCATCATCAATGGCAGTTCCTATTCTCGTCAATAGACATTTCCCTGGATACAAAGGATGTCTTGCTACAGAAGAACACTGGTTAAAACTCAAGGAAAGGTATGACCCTGAGTGCTGAGAGTCTTGTCATTTGGAGAGGCAACCACAAGCACGACTCTAATGACATAGACAATATCATATCAAGTCTCATTGATATTCCAGAGTCTAAAAGAGAATGTGGTGTTGGAATCCTTTATACTTCATTCTTTATCAAAGATATATTTGAGCGACCTGAGGTTGTGTTACTGGACTCTTATAAAGATATAGTATCTCAAATTATTACAGACTTGAATCTTGGTTCTGGTGAAAGTTCATTCAACTACTGGACTCAAGTCTATGATGGAGAACACAATGAGCATATGCATTTCTCCGCCAACATCCCCATATCTTTTGTCCATTTCGTAAGACCTACTGAGAAGAATTGTTTCCACTTCGTAGGGTCTGATGGAAAGAAGCACTATCCACAGCAAGATGAAGGTGATATTATTGCCTTCCCTTCGTGGGCACTTCACGCAATTGATGAAAGTTATGGTAATATGAGAATGACCATAGCAGGAAATATTCTCTC